CCGCGAAGACAATTAACCTTGCTTTAATGTATGGAATGGGGGTCCAGAAGTTAAGTCAGCAACTAGATATCCCCTTAGAAGAAGCCAAGGACCTGACCAAGCAGTACCATAAGAAAGTACCGTTTGTGAAACAACTGACCCAAGGCGTACAACGCTATCTTGACGACCCACGGTCCGGGGGCTGTATACGCTCCATCAGAGGCCGTAAGTGTCGCTTTAATTTGTACGAACCCGATACGTTTGAGATGACCAAGGCTATGCCTTACGACGAAGCTGTGAACGCCTACGGGCCAACCACCAAGCTCAAGCGTGCTTACACCTACAAGGCACTTAATCGTCTAATACAGGCAAGTGCGGCGGATCAGACTAAACAGGCGATGGTAAACATCTGCGAGACGGGCAAGATCCCGCTGCTACAGGTGCATGACGAGTTGGCGTTTTCGGTAACCGATGCCGAGGAGGCCAAAGGGTTAGCCAAGATGATGGAAGAGGCCGTACCGTTAGAAGTACCTAACAAATGTGACATTGACCTCGGGCCTAACTGGGGCGATGCCAAACAAATAAAATGATGATATAATCTCATACATTCTTACATAGGAGAAAGCAATGGACACCAAGAAATGGAAGTCGGTATTAGTACCTACAGACATTTACGACGAGATCGTAGTCATATCGCACGTTGAAGGACGCACGATCAGCGGACAGCTACGAATTATTTTTGACGCATGGAAACGAGAGAACTTAACTGCTAAAGACCAAAAGTTTTTAGAGGGCGAGATGCGCGAGAAAAGACTGCGCGAAGAGCGGATGGATCAGGCAGAACTAGGCACTGGTTAGTGGTACTCTTCTAGAGACTCTGGATAGACCGCGTCACCGGCCCAATGCAGTTCTGACAGGCACGTTAAACAAATGACAGCCTCTATGCTCATCCCTTCTTTCTTTGCCAGAAGTTCAAGCTGACTGTCCATGTAGAACGGCTCACCGCACTTGCTGCACGGACGTGGTGTCACTTCCGAGGTCGCTTCTACGGCCTCTAAACAACCAATCCCGAACGGTATCGATGGGAACATCGTATCTCTCACTTAGCCACTTCACTTTACGCTTCTCTTCGAAGCGTTGCTGCCGGATCTCAGCGACTAGTGCATCCGGCCATTTCGATGGTCTACCCATGTTGGTACTTCCAAGTTAGATTATCAAGCTCTCATTTTATCATATTTTTATGTGATAATCAAGTGCCGCTAAGTTGTTGATTTATATAGGAAAAAATAATTAGTTGACTTTACACATGAAATATGGGATAATGGTTTTGCAGTAAAAGGTATGCCCTTGCTCGGGGCATAATTGTTCTTTAACAATTTGGAGTTACAACTATGAAATTATTTTCATTGAACCGTCCTGCGCGTTCGAACCAATACTGCGGCCCCGCCGTGCTATCGTTTCTTACCGGACAGGACACAAGCGAATGCGCTTCTTGGTTTCGACGTTTTAGTTATCATCGAGGCGCGGTACGCGGGTCTAACGAGCGCAACATGCGCTTAGTGTTAACCAAGCTCGGGATAGATTACGTTCCTCTGGGTTCTTATCCTAAAGGCAAAAGGCCCACGTTGGCCCGATGGCTACGGGAAAACAAAGAGAGACGAACACCGGGCCGCGTTTACTTAATCATCGCGGGCAATCATTGGCAGTTAGTTACGGGCCGACGGTACGCTTGCGGAATGGTTGGCGCAATTGTCTCGATCAAAAACGAGGGGGTGAAACGTCGAGCGCGAGTTTCTTATGTTTGGGAACTGGTGATCCGGGACAAACTTACTATCCCAGAACCCCAGTACAAAAAACCCACTTACAGTAAAGAACGGGCTAAAGTTTATCGATTGCTAAAGAAGTACGGCGAGGCCCACGATCTGACGTGTGAAGACGATCGGTTAGAGTGTTGGAGCAGATATGTAAGCTGTCCCGATTGGATTCATAAAGACCCAACCGATTATCACATAGCTCACGATTGGCAAGAGGCCCTTGGGCTTTTGGAAATGTACATAGATGAGATTGGCACAGCTAACGATATGCATACACACCCGAACCCAGAAAAAAGTCGATTAACTCAAGTCAGATATTAACTGTTGACTTTACACATAGAATATAAGACTATGGTTATGTTGTTACGGTGGACAAGCGGATGAGTGTCCGAGGTTTTACCTGAACTAGGTCAGGGTTTTTCCTAAACAACCTCCGCAGCTACCACTGCGTTATCCCGCAGGGAAGTAGCCGACTAGCCCACGATACGGGCTACATTAATAGGAGAACAACTATGAATGATAAACAAGAACACGTTGATGGACTTTACAGAATACTGGACAGAAGAATGTCGGACGAGCGCATCTTTAGAGACGGTGAAGCAACTTACCGTGAGGCCGCTCTTTCTTTTAACAAAAATTTACTGATCGCAGAACAAATCCACAAGGGATACGGCTTACTACCTTCTTTTGACGGCGATGTGTTTTTTGTCGGCAAGCTACCCTCGCCCATGAAGCTAGAGGACAAAGTTTGGGAAGAGCGACATCAAAAGCTTACTGTTCATTGCCTGAAATGCGATGACATTTACTTGGAAACCGATCCTCCTGTGGAGGTGTGTCCAAACTGTGGCAACCCGGATAAACAAAAAACTGTTTACTTTGAAAAGGAACAACTATGACTAGATTAAAACAAAAGAACGTGAACAATAGACGAAAAGGTGCGCTCAAAAGATTGCTCAAGCAGCCCGTCAAAAAGAACCCTGATCAGCGTGCGCTTGTTGATCAGCAAGTAGCCACGCTTCAGTCAAGAATCAGGAGCTAACAACTATGAACTGGAACAGACCTGATCACAATTACGAGATTTCAATTTTAAAAAACATGATAAACATGCTTGAAACTCATAACCTATTAACCAAGAAGAGGAAACAATATGAATATACCCCCTCCCTTAACACCGGAAGAAGAAGAAGAACGCGGCGTACAATTTGCCGCAGAGATGGACACAGTTATTGAAATGATTGTAACCGCCGTCTCAGAGACGCCTGAACTAAGAGAACGAGATCTTAAAATGATGATCTCCTGCTTTCTTTCTATGGCTACTCAGTGGGCGCAAACAATGGGAATGCCCCAAGAATATTGGGAAATTTTATGCAAGACGATGTACGAGCAATACAGCAAGGCCAAAGAAGAGCAACAAACCCATTAACCAAGAAGAGGAAACAATATGACAAAAGTAATATTTAATATGCCTAACCAAAAGCCCGTGGAAAGGGACCTGTCCGCGATCAAAGAAAAGAAAGACATGAAGGATATGCTCAAAGAAGCTTTTCAAGACCTGAAAGACAAAAAGCAAGAGGATAAAAAACAATGAGTGCAGATGCCAACAATATATCTACTGATGAGATCCGGTCTAAATGCGCTGAGATCTATGCACTGAAAGGCCCCGATGAAGGGATCGAAGCTTTAAGAAAAGCACTTACCGTGTCCGATCGCGCTAAAATCAGCAAGGTTCTTCTTGATTATCATGAAAACACGATAGACACTGAAGCACTTTTACGCAAGCTAGGTGACTTAATTGACACCGCAAGAAAGGAAGGGTACGATTTCAAAAGGTGAGTCTTACCTTTTCTTCTCACCCTATAGTTGTTTTAACTCCAAGAGCGATAGACCCCGGACTAATGTATAATTGGTCCGGGGTTTTTTATTATGGAGACAACAACCATGAAACACGATACAGGACTACTCACTAAAAGCGCACACCTCGCAGAACAAGCCTACAAAGACGAGATTCCCGGCGCGAAGAAATTCGAAAACAAACGCACCGATACCACTTGCTTCTTACTCAAAACCGCCGATGTCGATTACGTCGTCTGGCGCGGAACCGAATCACGGCGCGATTGGCTATACAACCTACTGTTCATACCACGACCCATCCGTGGCGCATGGATACACATGGGCTTCTATCGACACCAACAGGGCGTCTGGAAAGATGTGCGTAAAGAACTGAACCCGGCTAAAAAGACTGTCCAGATCGGCCATTCGCTCGGGGGAGCTTGCGCCGAAATCGCCTGTCACTTATCTAGAGAATTTAATAACCTGCATCTGGTTTCATGGGGCAAGCCCAACACGTTCAGTAAATTTAAAGCCTGTCGCATGGACCATTTAAAGTCACAGTATTCCATCGTCAACGGTTCTGACATCGTCGCCCGCATACCCCGTGTCGGTTACCGACCCTCAACCGGCAATCATCTGCGCCAGATCTGGTTCGCTAACGACGGCACAGACTTCGTTAACCCTGACACCGAAACCAAGAAAGCCGATTGGAAAGCCTCGGACAGCGTTTCCGACCACATGATGGACAAATACGTGTCACGGATGGCGGTGTTTTGTAAGAACAATACCGTCGCTGATCCTGTTAAGCTGAAACGCCCGGTAATGCCCAAGAAGAAGAAAAGAGGTTAAAACGCTCTTTATATAGGTCTGTGGAAAAATAAATAAAAAAAAATAAAAAAAATCATAAAATCGCCGTAACTGGTGTAGTTTGTGTAACTTACGGGCTAGGAGCCACGGACCACGGGGCTTTCAGCGGTTACGGCAATGATCAGAATAGGTTGCACAAAGTACACAAAGTCTTAATTCAAGAATTCCGTTAGGGGGTCAATAGAAAATTTTTTTAAAAAATAAATATATTTTGTACAGCTATATAGAAAGGGCTTTTTAGTTTGTGGCATAATCCGAGGGCATGAAAGATAGATATCTTATACCTGCCTCCGACCGCAATCGTAAACGCGGTAGACCTAAACGAACGATGATAGAGCGCGAAGCTCAAAAGCTAACCAAACGACAAGAGTTGTTTGTTAAGGAATGGGTATCCAAGGACGGCCAGATTACTAAACGGGATGCGGCTATCGCTGCCGGGTATCCTGTCAAATCAGCTCACGCTCGTGCTAATGACTTAACCAATCCCAAGCGCAGTCCGCATGTGGTCAAAGCCATACGGGAATATAAAGCCGAACTGGATAAGAAATACGCGGTAGATTACGGGCGGCATATTAAAGATCTTCAACGTATCCGCGACGAAGCTCTTGACAACGGTGCGTACTCAGCGGCGGTTGCAGCAGAGAAAGCCAGAGGCCAAGCGGAAGGTTCCATCTACATTAACAAATCAGAAATCAGGCACGGCTCTATTGACCAAATGGACCGCGCACAGGTTATGAAAGCTCTTGAAGAGCTGAAGGCAAGCTATGAGCCAGTTGCTACCTTGGAACGAGTCGATCTCGAAGACGAAACTTCTGAAACGCAAGAGCGAGTCAAGCTTTTGGAAACAACTCAAACGAGCAATACAGAAGAATCGCCCGCAATGGCGTCCAGTTAGGTTAGAAAGTTCCGCTTCGCAGGGTATCCCGGATGTTCTGGTAGCGGCGGAAGGCCAGTTCGCGATGTGGGAGTTGAAAGTCACCCACGCTAATGCCGTCCGCATTTCCCCCCATCAAATAGCCTTTGCTGAGAGCCATAATGAATACCCGGTGTGGTTTCTAGTTTGCTGCGCCAACCCGGAAGGCGAGACGATTAAAGCCTATCATGCCAGTTCCGTGACACAGCTTGCCAAGCTTGGTGTTAAATATCCTCCGCAATTAGAAATTACCCCTCCCGATTGGAATCCTCTTTTTGACTTGATTATCACATCTTAGTCTCATATCATCGGGTCTCCGATATACAACTAAGAAAGGAGAACGAAAATGGGTGAGATGCAGTTGACGATTGAAGAGATCGCAAGAGTAGCTCTTACAACGATGTTTGAACGGATCGGTGACGAACTAGACTTGAGCGATGATGAGCTGCTAAAAATTCGTGATTACTTGACCGAGAAACTAAGTCGAGGTGAAGTATGCTGACATGGATTCTTAATAGGTACGAAAAATCGTTTAAGCGGCAGTCTTCTGTCCGTGCTTATTCGGCCGATTATTATTTTCGGCCGATGGGTAGGCGTACTGAAGTCCGTCGGTGTAGCGATCGAGTTCTTTATATGGTCCTCTGGGACGTAGAGCCGACGATCGAAGCCGTGGCGAGAGCTGCCTATCTATTCCCCTCTCAAATTAAAGAAAGGAGTTAAAAATGAAGACTGTAATACATGTCAATCAACATAATATTAAAGCTAATGCCAAGGGCGCGGATCTGCCCGTTCTAACCGTTAAAGACTACAAGCAAAATCGAAAATGTAACGAGGTCATTTTCAAAGGTGATGCCCGCTTGGTCTACTCCCCGGACAAACCGCTTCCCTGCGGCGCAAAAGTCTGGATTCAAACGAATGATCCTGTCGAAATCGTAGGTGCGTGCCAGTAAAGGGTAATTTTCAGAAATACTGTACATATAAGATTTACATGTGCATAATGGGGGTGTTGCTTAACGGTAACACCCTTTTTTTTTCAATTTGGAGTAATAACTATGATCGATGTAAATCCTAATCAATTTATGCAATTGGATAGCTTTAATGGAAGCCTATCGGCTCTTTTGAGGCAATTGACCGATAATCAAACACGTAAGGCGGACATAGTCCAATCCACTGGCAACATGCAACTACGCACTTCCACGGCCGGATACCTTCCGCATCATTCGCACGCTTATAAAGGTGATCAGGAAAATGTGAGTGAAATCATTGTAGAGCAAGATCGCGGCATGCCGACGTTAGTTAGTGCGCTGAACCCCGTCGCATTTAACCAGTTAGCGCAAAAAGTGGGCATAGCCACTCAGAGCGCCCGCCGATTACAGGATGATTATCCAAAGGAATTTGACATTTTAGTAAACGCTATTTTTCAAAAGGAAAGGCATAATCGCATGATCCGCACGTATGCCAGTGACAAGGATAATTACTTTTTGGGCCGTGCTTTCGTATCGGACGCTTTTAAAACTTACGATAACTACGATCTTATAAGGGCAGCACTTCCCCCATTGTTAGATAATACGGAAGCGGACTGGCGAACCGTGCGTGCTACTGTGACCGATCAAAAGATGTATATCAGACTCAAGTCTGAAAATTTCACTGGCACGGGCGCGGCCGTCGGTGATGAGATGGCCGCCGGGATCGTGATCTCTAATAGTGAGGTCGGTATGGGTTCGGTATCAGTTGCGGAACTGGTTTGGACCCTAGTCTGCCTAAACGGCATGCAAACTGAGCGCGTGCAACGGTCGGCCCATATTCAGTCGGCACGCGGGGAGGAATCGTTCGGATTACTGGCCGACGATACCAAGCAAAAAGACAATGAACTGACTAGCTTAAAAATGAGGGACTACGTGGCCGCGTATTCTAGCCGGGAGAATTTTGATAATACCCT